TGCAAAAAGGTTTATATCTCTGCTCCCGGTAGTGACGCTACATTTGAAATGTTCGCAGAACTAACAGGGATCGGACCCAACCAGATGGTTCCATTGACCGGTTCTGGTATTGACGAATAAATAATAGGAGGAGAGTCTCATGGGATTTGGTAGTGGCGGAGGAGGTTTCACACCCTCACCAAATAATGTTCCCGGCAGTACAGAAACAGGAACATCATTAACAGATACACATGAGTTTACTGGCTCAGTTGATATTACGGGTTCTTTGACCCTAAATGGCTCGTCTATTACTGGCGGCGGCGGAGGCGGAGCAGTCTCCACTTATACCAACTCTGGCAATGACAGAGTAATAACCTCTGTCAATTCTAACACTATTAATGGTGAAGCTAATCTTACTTTTGACGGGACATCATTAACATCTCCGCAGGTGACAGCTTCTGTCTCTATGAAAGCCGCCACTCTTGAGATATCTTCTTCAGCAGAGGGTGCTCTTTTCCGTGTAGATCACTCTACACAAGCAGGATCTAAGCCCATCATTTTTGTCACTGGTAGTGGCATTGTGGCTATTGGAACCGACTCCCCAAGAACCGACTCAGGTGATACAAACCGCCTTCATATTCTAGGCGAATCCGGTGCTGACCAGGGGCAAAATCCTGCGGTAAACAGTGTGCTAGTTTTAGAAAACAACGATCACGCTGGCCTGAATATTATTACACCCGTTGACAAGTCAGGTATGCTTATTTTTGGCGACGCAGGTTCTGCTAATAGAGCATATTTTAGATACGAGCACGGTGTTGCAGGTCAGGGGGCGACCGATAGATTTGCCTTTGACGGTACGTTCGGACAGTCGGTGATGACTATCCGTCGTGACGGCGATGCTGTAAACATGGGAAAAAACAACTCCGCACACATGACGTCCAACTCGGCTAGTCTTCACATCTCCTCCTCTACGGGAGGTACAGATGTCGGCGGACCCGTTCTTTTAAGGGTTGACCACGCTGACCAGCCCGGTTCAAAGCCCACTTTGTTCGTCACAGGCTCAGGACGAGTTGGTATTGGGACAGCCAGTCCCGTGGCTCCTTTGGGTGTTGTGGGCGACGTAAACATTTCAGAGGGCATATTAACACTCAGCGGAACTACGGATGACACCTACTTAAAGGTCCAAGGCAATGCTGATGTTGGTATACGACTAGTAGCTGACCGTGACAATAGTGGAGAAAATGATAACCCTTATATTGATTTTTATCAAGACGGTGCGTCCGGCGATGCCCGAACTGGAAGAAATGGATCTCTCGGGCTTGTCGGCGAAGCGGGGCAGATATTTACCGACTCCCTTATTAATGCATTTTTCATAGAGGCTAATTTTAGCACAGGACTCAACTCTGCCTTTCAAATTGCAACCCGAAGAAGCTCGGACAATCAACGAAAGGCTCGTCTTACTATTGATGCCACAAATGCAAATACCGGTATAAATACAAACGCACCTCAAGAGACGTTATCAATCAGTGGTAGCGTTGCACTTTCTGGTGCCTTTGGTAACCGTTCCATAGAGACTCTCACTGCCAATGGTGCGATATCAGCCACTACAGGATTGACAATCATAGATGCGTCATCTTCACTTGCTGTAAATAATAGTCTTACCATGACTATTGCTGACGGGACTTTTATAGGGCAAGAAAAGAAAATTAGAGGCATGATTATATCAGGATCAACAGGTGGCGCTACTTCTACAGCGATTAATATTGGTGGCGCTAATATCGATTCGCCCCCAGCCTCGCCTGCTGGTCAGATTACTCTCACTGCATCAATCCCAGGCTCGGGACCACTCTTCAGTCGTGCAGGGTGTACTTTAGTTTGGGGCGGGACAAAATGGCTTCCAGTTGGAAACTTTAATTTTAATATTAACAACACTGGACGATTATTCTGATTCATCGGTAGCCTAATATTGTTCATTTGAACAAATCTAGTCGTTTACATTTTTAATCTACTATTTATTTTGATGTAATATCATCAATTAAAGGGGATTATTTATGTCTAATATGTTAGAACAAGCAATCGTAGATGCAAAAGCACTTCGTGAGGCTGCCATCAAAAGCGCAGAAGCCAATATCGTAGAAAAATATAACGATGAGGTTCGCAGCGCTGTGAGTAAACTTTTAGAACAAGAAGATGAAATGGATCTTGGCATGGAGCCAGATGCAGAGGTTGAGGTTGATAGCACTGCTATGGAACAAGTACCAATGGCTCACCTTTCCGATGAGGAAGAGGACATTGTTGTCGTAGATCTTGACGATATCATTGCCGCTGCCGAATCCGAAGAGGACGATGAGCCGGCAGTTGAAATGGATCGTGAAGAAATTGCTGATGAAGTTGGCTTACCTTTGGATGATGAGGGTGCTTTTAACCGATCCGATGAAGAAGAAATTAATCTTGACGAAAACGAGTTAGTTGAAATGTTTAAAGAACTGCTTGTTGTAGATGTCCCCCAAGTAGAATTAGATCGTGCAGAAGAAAGACTAACAGCAGATCAAGTTGAGCAGGATGAAGCAGTAGAAGCTGTGGAGACTGACGGCATGGATGAAGAGGATGCTGAAGATCTTGAACGCAATGATCTTAAAAATAACGCTCCTCAACAAGAGGCTCTTAAAAAAGAAAATGAAAAACTCAAGGAACTCCTTGGGCAAGTAAAAAATAAATTACAAGAAATAAACTTGCAAAACGCAAGGTTATTATATGCGAATCGTGTGCTTGGAGATTCCTCCTTGAATGAGCAGCAAAAAGTTAAAATTGCTGAGTTAGTTTCTGGAGCACGTTCGGTAGAAGAAGCGAAGATGGTTTACGAAACCCTTCAAAAGACAATGGCGGGCATCACAAAAGATGCTCCACAATCGTTGTCTGAAGTCGTATCAAAAAGATCATCAGTTATTCTTAGTGGGAATCGTAAAGAGGAACGCACTACTGAAGGTAATCCAACCTACAATCGTTGGGCAACTCTCGCAGCAATCAACAACAAAGACAAATAATTCATAAGGAGAATATAAAATGTCTGTATTAAACACACTCACCGAAGGTATTAGAGCACGCTCTCTTGCCAATGAAGGTGAAGCTCTATTAGAGAAGTGGGAAAAGACTGGTCTTCTAGAGGGTCTTGACGACAACGGTCGTTCAAACATGGCTCGTCTTCTAGAAAACCAAGCCGCTCAGCTTCTAAAAGAAACCAGCACAATGTCTGCTGGCGACGTAGAAGGTTTTTCCGCAGTTGCTTTCCCAATCGTTCGCCGTGTATTCGGTCAGCTTTTGGCTCAGGATCTTGTATCCGTTCAACCAATGTCCCTACCAAGTGGTCTAATCTTCTTCCTAGATTTCACCTTCGGTTCGGAAAACAGCGACAACGGCGCTACTGACAACGGCGATCGCCTTGCACAGCGTTTTGGTACCTCCCTTTACGGCGGTGGCAAGGTCGGTGCTCAACTCACAGGTGGTGTTGATTTGGCTGACAACAATGGTCAGCTTTCAGCTTACACCTTGAACAACGGTTACTCCAGTCCAACAGCTTCCGTCGTAGTTAGCGATGGTGCAGTTACTATCGTAGCGTCTGGTACCTATGGTGATACTCAAACCCGCCCAGGCGGATCTTTGTTCACCATCTTGCGTGCTGACCCAGCTTTTATCTCTGGTACAACCACATACCTTGTTGGTACCGTAGAAAAGCAAACAAACCAAAACATGGATGACCTCGTTGCCATGACCGTTCTCAGTGGTACTGCTGCTGGTGGTTTGGTTAGAGATGGTTTCCAAGTTCGTCGTTTGACTGACTTCTCTGGTTCCAGCGAAACAACACTTAACATGGTCTTCGCTTCTACAGCAACCACAGATCAGTTGAGTGCTTCTGTTAACGTTACAACTGGTCTCACATTCCCAATCGTGGACGTCTTCAACGCCGGTGGCGCTATCGGCTCTGTTGTCGGTGCTACTCCATGGGGTCTTGAGAACAACCCACGCATTCCAGAAATTGACATCAAAGTTGATTCTGTAGCCGTAACAGCTATCTCTAAGAAGCTTAAGGCTAAGTGGTCCCCAGAACTAGCACAAGACTTGAATGCTTATCACAAC